AATGTAACGACTGTAACAGCGACAGGTGATGTAACTGTAGAGATTACAGAAAACACCACCAGTGTTGCGGTGTCTGATAACACAGCTACTCTTACTGTTACACCTAGCGAAACATCTGTATCTGTATCAGGTAACACGACATCTATCAATGTCACCAGTACAGACACTGCAATAAATGTCACAAGCGATTCTATTGGGACAAGCGGCAATCAAAGAATCGAGCAAGGCACACTTTACATCGAATTAGACAAGGCAGATGGTCAGACAGTTGGTGTTTATAATGACATAAGCAGAGGCTTATTAAGATTAGCAACTACAAACAGAAACAATGCAGGGCAGTTTATACAGTTTAGAGACGATACTACGAGTGGAACTTGGGATAGTACAGGCGGTATTGGGATGCGAACTGGCGTTCCTGCCAGTAGCCTGTTTATTGGCGCAGTAAATGTTGGATTACACTTTACAGCTGCCTACGGCACAAGTTTTATTCTTCCTTGTGATGAACAAGGAAATAATAATAATAATGTTCAATTAGGTGCGGCTGGCATTCCATTTGTGGATATATATTCACAAGATGGCACAGTATCTACATCAGACAAAACAAAGAAACAAAACATAGAAGAACTAAGTGAAGCTGAAAATAATGTAGCTTTAGCCTGTAAGGGGTTGCTTAGAAAGTATAAATGGAAAACAGCCGTTCAAGAAAAAGGTGACGATGCTCGATGGCATTTTGGAATCATGGCTCAAGACTTACAGACAGCATTTTCTAATGAAGGTTTAGATGCAGGTGATTACGGAATATTTATTAAAGAAGAAACAGAAGTTGATGGCGTTGTAGAAACTACATACGCTGTTCGCTATAATGAACTTTTAGCATTTATAATAGCGGCTTTATAATATGAAACTCGAAAATGGCGAAGCAAAAATACCTTTTAGCACAATAGTTATAGTGGTGGTTCAGCTAATAGCATTGGTTGCATTTGCAACAAACCTATCGGCAGATATCCAAAAGAACGAAGCTGAGGTCATACGCCATGATACACGAATTGGTAATATTGAATCTACAATGCAAAGTCAGCAGGTAATACTGGCTCGAATGGATGAAAATTTAAAGCACGTTATCAAGAAAATTGATACGTTACAAAAATGAAACGCTTACTGTTACTGCTTTTTCTGGCAGTTCCCGTTGAGGCTAATGAGCAAGGTAGCCTAAACAACTATCATGGCGAGAACAGCGTAGCAAACAGCAACAACACAACTACTGACACAAGCACCAAGACTGAAAATACCTACAATGGCGCAGGAGCGGCTAGTGAAATTCCAGTAGGCTCTGCCATCAGCCCTACCTTTATGTCTAACGGAACTGATACTTGCTTGAAAGGCATAGCGGGTTCAGTGCAGACAGTGGCTATTGGCTTTAGTTCTGGCGGTTACACCTTAGACGTAGACTGCACAAGATTAAAATATTCACGAATGCTATCTGCTCTTGGGTTAAAAGTGGCGGCAGTGTCTATGCTATGCCAGAGCGAAGAGGTTTATAAGTCGATGCTCTTAGCGGGTTCACCATGCCCGTTTATAAACAATGGGAGATTAGTAGCGGGGAAGCGGGGGTTGATGCTAATAAAGCAGAACCCAGAACTATACATTCCTGATTACAAAAAGAATCAGAAGTATTATAACGGCATTCTCCAAATAGGTAAGGTAAGCGAAGATGTGGAAGAAGATAGCATTTCTATTAGCGATAAGTACCGCAGTACAAAGCAATGAACTTGATAACCTGATTGACAGCAGTTCTGCTATTGTTAGTCAGATTGATACTGGCGTTAAGCTAGTTGGTGCGGCTACCGATTACGCGCACACTGGTGGCGGTTTATCTGATGGCACATTGTCTAGCACAGCGCACATTAGCGCAGAGCAGGTTGATGCCTATAATTCTGCCTTGTCCAACATGACTAACTACCAGTCTTATGGCGCACCAGTGAAAGAGGTGTTAGAGAATATGGCGATAAATTCCCTAGCAGAAATGGATCAGGCTATCGGTACGTTTACAGAAGTGGTTGTTGATATGATTGCTGTACAGCAGGTAGCAGAGAAAGCAGAAACAGCAAGCACCCCCAAACAAGAAGAAGAAGTGCAGACCTTTGTTGTTGAGAATCAGGATATGCTGACGATCACACAGGAAGAGGTAGACACATACAATACCAGTGTTGACCAGATTGAGACATCAGCTAACGAGGCATCAGCTTACCTAGCCGTAGCAAACAGTGAAGCCGCAGACTTTCTACAGCAGAGCATAGAAGATAACAACACAACATCTGCTGACGTTAATATTTTCTATGATGCAGGAGCGCAGTGGGTAGCGATGGGTTACAACACAACTAGAAACCTAACAGTCGTGATGCTTAACGGCAGTGGTAATTACGGACTTGATATGTACTACAGTGAGGCAGACATTCTTGCACTAGGTACAGAGTCAGAGTTCTATAAAACATCACCTGTCGGAATGGGTTATGATTGTTTCTTTGAGATGGATTGTGAGCAATGATTGAAGACAGTGAGTTGAAGATAGGCGGTCAGACTTTTAAGGGCGCATGGATTGCAGTGGTTTTAGCGATTGGCTCTACCATTGGCGGTGGTGTTTGGACAGCATCTAGCCTGTATTCACGACTGGAAGCAGTAGAATCTGTTAGCGTTCCTGACGTAGCCCCTTTGCATGAATCTATCCAACTGATAGAACAACAGCTTAAAGACAACGATATTAGCCAATTAAGCGCGAAATTAGCCACTTTAGGCACAAACCTGATAACTATATCCTCTCAGCAAGAAAGGCTCTTAGAAATCACTACAAGCGTATCTAAGCTAGAGAAAGATATTGAGACAATGCGAGCGATTGTTGCTAAGGCTGAGCTGGTTGTAGAAGATGTAAACCAGATCAAGGCTAATTGGGAAACGGCAAAGACTGAGTATGACGATATCTGGCAAGCACTTGATGCACTAGCCATGCCCTTATAACAGGAGAACAAACCATGTGGATGAATTTAATTGCACCAGTAGCCAAGTTAGCAGGTGGCTACATGAAGAACAAAGCAGAAGAGAAACAGGCTAAACACAAAGCCAAAATGAACATGATAAAGAATGATGCCGACTGGGAATCTAAGATGGCAGAGGCTTCAAATTCGTCATTTAAGGATGAGTGGTTTGCAGGAATTTTGAGTTTGCCCCTGCTGTTTATTGGCTATGCTGTTGGCGTAGATGACCCTGCTATCATTGATAGGGTGAAAGAGGGCTTTAATGCGTTAAATGAATTGCCTGATTGGTATCAATACTTACTTTTCATAGCAGTTAGTTCTAGCTTTGGCATCAAAGGCGCAGACAAAATAATGAAGATGAGGAAATAATATGTACCAGTATCACAAAGACAGACCAACGCCACATCTGTTTCACGATATTGTCAAAGGAAATATGTGGGATACAAGACCACTAAACATCTTTGGTTTTAACCGCACTATCGGTACTAGCTTTGAGACTATTTGGGATGATGGCGGGAACTATACATTCCCTACATCAGCCGTACAGATGACAGCAGTATCGTCATCAACACTTGACACGATGGATGTTTTAATTAGTGGACTTGATGCTAACTATGCAGAGATCAGCGAGACAGTAACCCTGACAGGCACAGTTGCAGTGACTACTACCGCATCATTCCTACGCATAAATTCAGCTATTATTCTGGCAGGTTCTAACGTAGGCAACATAACAATTGCGAATGGCGGCACAACCTACGGCTTTATCGGTGCTACTTTAGGCACTACGCAATCCAGTGTCTACACTGTACCCGCAGGTCATAGTTTATATTTACTAAGAATTGATGTATGCTCAGGCACTAACAACGGGCAGAAGTTTTTAACATTCAGGAATGTTGTAACTACTAGTGCAGGTCGGACTTTACGAGTAGCAGAAGCGACATTTTCAACAAGCCAAGTTAGCTTTGATCGCCAAGTACCATTTAAGATAGGCGAGAAATCAGACTTTCACTTTGAAGCTAAAAGCAGTTCTAGTGATAACGAAGTCAGCATTTTCTTAGAAGCTATACTTGTCAAAGACGATTAGAGGTCAATATGACAGACGAAAAAAAGGCTAAAGCAAAGCCTAAAAAAGAAACAAATAAAGACAGCTATTTTACAGAGCGTGAACTCAAGTGCCGCCATACTGGTGAGTACAAGTTCGATGAGGAGTTTCTTGATCTGCTAAACAAGATCAGAAAGGAATGCGATTTTCCTTTTAGAGTCACTAGTGCATACAGACATCCGACTCACCCAAACGAGTCGCGCAAGCAAGCAACAGGGGCGCATTGCACCGGCAAGGCTATCGACATTGCAGTAAGTGGAGCGCAAGCAGTCGAGCTTGTTTCTGTCGCTATTGCTAACGGAATTACCCGCATTGGTGTAGCGCAGAAAGGTAATAACAGATTTATTCACTTAGACATCTGCACTAAAGAAGACTTTCCAGACCGCG